TATATTGAGAATGGTGATTTGAAAGAGAGATTAATACTCAATCATATAATCATTCTCAATAATTGTTTTGGTCCCGAGGTTTTATGTAAAATACTTTATTTGAAATTGAAGACTCAAATGAAGTACATAAAACCTTTTCTTGTTTTATTAGAGATTATTCCTGAAAAGATATATAATGTAGGTAGTGAAAAAATAATAGATACTAATCTTATTGATATGGATAATGTGATAGTTGCAAAATTAAGGAAAGTATAATGGACACTTCTATAAGAGACCTTAAAAAGTTTATAGATTTTGCAGCTAAAAAGCTCAAACTTAGATCTATGCCAAAAATTCATTTTGTTGGTAAATCAGAAAATATTAGAAATGCATTTGGTCATTTCTTGGCATCTGGTAAAGGTAATACTATTTCAGTAAGAATTACTGATCGTCATCCAATTGATGTTATGCGTACAATTGCCCACGAACTTATTCACTACAAGCAAAGAGAGAATGGTGAAGTTTCATCTGAACAAATGAAAGAAGATGAAGCCAACGCACTTGCGGGTAGAATCATGAGAGAATTTGATACAACACATCCTGGAGTTTTCAAGGATATGCCAATCATGAGATTAAGAGAAGATGGAGGAGTAGCAGCTATCGGTGGGGCTGTTAATAATGTTGGTGATGGAAATATTGCTAAGTTCGATCCTATACTTGGTGGTAATAAAAAGAAAATACCAGTCATTAAAAGAAAAAATCCATCTGACCCTGTTGCTGAAGATAATGTAATATCTGGGTTGCTTGGTGGAAACATATCTGGTCGCACTACAGCAAAAAGTATTTTAGGTGGTAAAAGGCTTCGTGATATTACCAGACACGAAAAAAATCAAGAACGCCGAGCCGATACGAGAAACTCATGACCGAAGATAATTACAGAATCAGTCGTATCGAAAATACACTAGAGAAATTAGCAGAAATTTCTAGTGATTTGAATAAAATCATCGCAGTTCACGAACAACGAATAACACAACACGATAAACAGCACGATTACATAGAAGATATGGTTGAACAGCGTAGAATACAAACGGATAAACAAATAGATGAAGTGTACAACACCATGAGAGAACAAGATAATAGCATCCTCAAGCAATTGAACAAAATGCGCGAAGAGTCTAGTGCACAGCATGCAACTCTTGCTGAAAAAATTAGTAAAATGGAAAAGATGACTTGGATGTACGTCGGTGCATTCTCGGTTGTTTCATTTTTAATTGCATATGGCGATCATATTTTAAAATTGCTTATGACAAAATAATTGTTGCCTTTTTCGATAAACACAGTATAATAAGACTGTCGCTTTTGAATAAGGTAATAATATGGATTGGTTGCAGCAGAAGTACATTGGTATAATCTCTAGTCGTTTAGAACGGTTTAAGCGCAAGGGATCAAATTTATACAATTTTCGTTGTCCACTTTGTGGAGACTCCGAAATTAATAAATCCAAAGCACGTGCGTATATCTACGAGAAGCAGGGAAAGATGCTGTTCCACTGCCATAACTGCAATGCAACTTCTTCTGTTCCTAATCTAATCAAGGCTATCGATCAGGTCATATATAATGATTATGTTTTGGAAAAGATAAAAGACGAAAAGTCTCCTGTACAGATTGATTTAGAAGCTTTCGTTGATAAAATGAAGAAGCCTGTATTCCTTAAAAGTGGTCCTCTAAAGGGTCTAAAGAAAATCAGTCAGTTAAAAGCTGAAAATCCAATTAAAGAATTTATTACAAATAGGAAAATTCCAAATCCTTATCATGCTAAACTTTTTGCTGTTCCTAATTTTATGGGTTTTGTTAATACTATTATTCCTGATAAGTTTTCCCAAGAGGCTTTAAAGCGCGACGAAACACGAATCCTTATTCCCTTCTTTGATAAGGATAAGAACCTGCATGCTTTCCAAGGCAGAAGCATAAGTAAATCATCTGTTAAGTATATTACCATTGTGTTGAATGAAAATGTTCCAAAACTTTATGGTTTAGATACAGTAGATTTTAATAAAACTACATACGTTATGGAGGGGCCAATTGATTCTATGTTTATCCCTAATAGTATTGCTACTGCTGGCGGTGATCTTGTTTCTGCTCTCAGTAATGTTCAGCAATCATGTAAATCTTCCTTGGTAATTGTCTATGACAACGAACCAAGATCAAAAGACACAATAAAAAAGCTTGACAAAGCGATATTAAACGGGTATAATGTATGTATCTGGCCAGACAATCTGGATCATAAGGATATTAACGATATGGTACTTGCAGGATTATCGCCTGAATTTATTAAACACATAATTGATACAAATACATATAAAGATCTCGCCGCCAAGATGGCGCTTACACAATGGAGTAAAATATAATGCTTACTAAACTTACATTCCCAGGACTTGATCTCTACGTCGATCTTTCAGATGTAAAGTATATGGAACGTGAACTTCGCCCTAACACTGGTGGCTTGCTTCTTCCAAACGAAAAAGATTACTACACTAAGATTGCTCTTTCCAATGGTCGTGTTATTGCATGCACCGAGCCTGTAGAATTTATTCTTGAGCAGATGGAAAAAAGCAAGGCGTGAGACATGATTGTACGTATTAAATATGACATCAGTACAGGTGATTATTATATCCCTATTCCAGAAGAGTTTTATCCAACATTAACTGAGCTAGGTTGGAATCCAGGAGATGATATTGAATGGATTGACAATGGCAATGGATCTTATACTCTGAAAAAGGTAGAAGAAAATGAATAATGCTAAAGTTGTTGCAGTTACGCAATCAATAAATGAAGATATGAATATTGATGATTTCATTGCTTACGTTGCTCGTGTAAGTAATCCATCTAATCAGTCTAATACACTAACATCAACTAAGTTATTGAAATATCTAGCGCAAAATAAACATTGGTCGCCATTCGAAATGGTCCATGTTGTTATGGAGATTAATACCACACGTGATATCGCTAGACAGATTTTACGCCACCGTAGCTTCTCTTTCCAAGAATTTAGCCAGAGATATGCGGATCCGACCCAAGACCTCGGATTCGTCACTCGTGAAGCCCGTTTGCAAGATACAAAAAACAGACAGAACTCCATCGAAGTAGAAGACGATCCAGAGCTCAAACACGGTTGGGATGAGCGTCAAAAGATAGTAATTGAATATGCACAAAAACAATATGAATGGGCAATTCGTAATGGAATTGCAAAAGAACAGGCTCGTGTAGTTTTGCCAGAAGGTCTTACTGTCTCTCGTCTTTATATGGCTGGTTCTCTTCGAAGTTGGATTCACTATTGTCAGCTACGTATGTCTATTGGCACTCAAAAAGAGCATCGGGGGGTAGCTACTGATGCATGGTACGAAATAACAAAAGTGTTTCCTTCATTGAAAGATACACTGGATATTGGACAGTAAGAAAGAGGTAAGAGATGATCACAAGCCCGATAATGGTAGTTAAAAGAAACGGAACAAAAGAACCAATTGATTTAAATAAATTCCATAAAGTTGTTAATTGGGCTTGTGATGGTATTAATGGTGTTTCTGAATCTGAAATTGAATTGAAATCACATATTCAGTTCTATAATGGTATCAAATCAAGTGAAATACAAGAAACTTTAATTAAGGCTGCAGCCGAACTTATCACTGAAGAAACACCTAGCTATCAGTATGTTGCTGGTCGTTTAATCAATTATCATATTCGAAAAGAAGTATATGGAGATTACAATGTACCAAAATTATCTAATCATATTAGCAATGTTATCAATGCTGGCTACTACGACAGTGACATACACACATGGTACAACGCAGAAGATCTTGACGTACTTAACGGTTATCTTGACCATAATCGCGATTTTAACATCGCTTACGTTGGTATGGAGCAGTTTAGGGGTAAGTATCTAGTTAAAAATAGAGTAACAGGTAAATTTTTCGAAACACCTCAGATGACGTATATGCTTATTGCGATGGTTCTGTTTCGTAATTATCCAAAGGAAACACGCAATAAATGGGTAAAGGACTTATATGATGCAGTATCTAATTTCGAAATATCGCTCCCTACGCCTATCATGGCAGGTCTTCGTACTCCTCAGAAGCAGTTCAGCTCGTGTGTTCTTATCGAAACAGATGATTCATTGGACTCCATTAACACAACCGCTGCTTCGATTGTCAAGTATGTTTCTCAGAAAGCTGGTATTGGTATTGGTGCTGGTAGGATTCGGGCTATTGGTAGCACCATCCGTAATGGCGATGCTTCTCATACTGGTGTTGTCCCTTTCTACAAACACTTCCAGTCAGCGGTTAAAAGCTGCAGCCAAGGTGGCGTTAGAGGAGGTGCAGCAACTCTTTATTATCCTTTATGGCATCTTGAAGTAGAAGATATTCTCGTATTAAAAAACAACAAAGGAACGGAAGATAATCGTGTCAGACATCTCGACTATGGAGTCCAATTCAATAAGGTTATGTATGAAAGACTGCTTACTGGCGGAAACATCACATTATTCTCGCCGAACGATGTTCCTGACATGTACGAAGCGTTTTTCACAGATAGCGACAAATTCAGAACGCTCTACGAAAAATACGAAAAGTCAAGCAAGATCCGCAAAAAGACGATATCCGCAATTGATCTATTCTCGGCTTTCATGCAAGAGCGAAAAGACACTGGTCGTATCTATTTACAAAATGTGGACCATGCTAATGACCATGGTTCGTTCATTAAAGAACTAGCACCTATCCGTATGAGCAATCTTTGCTCTGAAATTGATCTACCAACCAAACCACTTAATGATATTAATGATCCAGATGGTGAGATTTCACTTTGTACTCTCGCTGCTATTAACTGGGGAAAGATAAAGGATCCAAATGATTTTGAACGCCCTTGCACTCTCGTGGTGCGTGCTTTGGACGAGTTGCTTAGCTATCAGCACTATCCCGTCCTTGCAGCAAAAAACTCCACGATGGCTCGTCGCCCTCTTGGTGTTGGGATTATTAATCTCGCATATTGGCTTGCTCGTAATGACCTAACATATCAGGGCGTTACTAAAGAAGGATTGAACCTACTTCATAAGTATGCAGAAGCTTGGTCTTATTATTTGATTAAGGCTTCTGTTGATCTAGCAGCGGAGAAGGGTGCACCTAGTAAGTCAAATGAGACAAAATATTCTCAGGGACTTATGCCAATTGATACGTACAAGAAAGATGTTGACGAATTGGCAGATCCGATATATACTATGAACTGGGACAAACTCAGAGAAGATGCTAAAACAAATGGAATTAGAAACTCTACTCTTATGGCACTCATGCCGTCGGAAACATCTGCACAGATTAGCAATGCTACGAACGGTATTGAGCCTCCACGTTCTCTCGTCTCCATCAAACAAAGCAAAGACGGAGTTCTTAAACAGGTTGTACCTGAAATCCGTAAGCTTAAAAACAAATACGACTTACTCTGGGATCAAAAATCGCCAGAAGGGTATCTCAAAATTGTTGCAGTACTCCAGAAGTTTATCGACCAAGGAATTTCAGTCAACACTTCTTACAATCCGAAATTCTATGAAGATGAAAAAATTCCCATGAGTGAAATGATTGGTCACGTTCTTATGTTCTATAAGTATGGTGGTAAACAGCTTTATTATTTCAATACCAACGATGGTGCTGGAGAAATCGATTTGACTTCTCCATTAAAGTTTGGTGAAGTTGATGATGAAAATTGCGTAGCATGCACAATTTGATTAAATATATCAAGAACTCGTATGTATTAATAACAATCAATCTTAATCCATTTAGATGGTTTGATGAAATACATGGTCCGTTCTATATAAAATATGATACTAGCAGAGAAATGGATCCAGGTTTAATAATAGAACTTATAGTCAAAGTTTTATTTTTTAAACTGATAATCTTTATTGATGACGGTAGGTGGTAATAAAAAAATAATAATTAACCACAGGAGATGAAACATGCAAACACTAGAAGAAGCTAATAACGTAATTTTTAGAAAAATAGAAATTGGTGATTACTGCATTGTTCATATAAAAGATACAATGGAACCTAAGATATTTGACTTGGAAACTAAATTATTGTATACTCCTCCTACTGGATATATGGAATACGACAATGATAATTTTGCTAGAAGGAAAGCTATTGTATAATGACTGATAATATTAAAGGACTACTGCAATCATATCGAGAAGGTTTCCAAGATGGCTGGAATTTAGCCATGAAAGAAGCCAAGAAAGAAGTTGAAAAAGTTGATCCAAACATGGAGATATACAAAGCACTATTGAATAAAACTATCACAACAGTTTTACCCCCATCTTCCTCGTTGGGTACTTGTCCAGTATGTGGTAAAAGTGGTATTCGACATGAAGTGTGCTATAGTCTTAACTGCCCATCAAGAGTAACGTCATTGGAAATACGACCATGAGTGTATTTGATGCAACTAATCATAAAGACCCTACCAAAGTCAAAGCGTTCTTTGATGATCCTGTAACAATTGCTCGTTACGATAAGCAGAAGTATCCATTCCTTGAGAAGCTAACCCAGTCGCAGCTGGGTTTCTTCTGGAGACCTGAAGAGATCGACGTTTATCGCGATGCTAAAGACTTCAAAGGGCTAACTGTACATGAGCAGCACATCTTCACATCAAACCTCAAGCGACAGATCCTTCTTGACTCAGTACAGGGGAGGGCTCCAACAGCCGCCTTTGGTCCTATCTGCTCACTTCCTGAACTCGAGAACTGGATCCTTACATGGGCATTCAGTGAATCTATTCACTCACGCAGTTACACTCACATCATTCGGAACGTATACTCTGACCCCTCGATCATCTTTGATGGGATGATGGATATGAAAGAAATCGTAGACTGCGCTGGCGATATCAGCAAGTACTACGATGATCTTATTGATATGAATAATCGTTTGGCTCTTAACATTATCGATAAAGATATTTACCGCCATAAGAAATCTCTTTGGCTCGCTCTTATGTCAGTCAATATCCTCGAGGGTGTTCGTTTCTATGTCAGCTTTGCTTGCTCGTGGGCATTTGCTGAATTGAAAAAGATGGAAGGCAATGCTAAGATCATCAAGTTGATTGCACGCGATGAGAACCTTCATCTTGCTGGTACTCAACAGCTGTTAAAAACATTACCACAAGATGACCCTGACTTTATCAAAATTCGCGAAGAGACAAGAGACGAATGTGTAAAGATGTTCGTTGATGCAGTTAATCAAGAGAAAGCATGGGCTAAGTATTTGTTCCAAGATGGATCAATGATTGGTCTAAATGAAGTTCTTTTGAATGACTATATAGACTGGATTGCTAATAAAAGAATGACTGCTGTTGGATTACCTGCACCTTATAAGGGTGGATCCAACCCACTTCCTTGGACACAAAAATGGATAAGCGGTGCTGATGTTCAAGTAGCACCACAAGAAACTGAGATCACTAGCTATATTGGCGGTGGCGTAAAAAAGGACGTAAATAATGAAACATTTAAAGGGTTTTCTCTTTAGTTTATTGATTGCTACATCAGCATACGCTGCTGATCAGCAACCACCAAAACCAGTTGACACATGTAAAGTGCAAGTACCATATGGATTACCTTCTACTGTTGCAAATCACCCTGTTATCTGTCGTACTGCTTACATTCTTGAGCATGATGCTGTTGCAAAAATCCCAAATTGGGTCGCTTGGACTCTTACTCCTGATCACGCAATTGGTTGCGTCGCTCGCACTAATTCTTTCGCTGCAGACCAATCTCTTCCAGTAACGCAGCGTTCTGATCCTAAAGATTATGCGGCTTCTGGCTATGACCAAGGCCACCTAGCTAATGACGCTGACATGTCTTGGGATCCGCAGGTTGAACATGAGTCATTCCTTATGTCTAACATGAGCCCACAGCTTCCTGCTGTTAATCGTGGCACTTGGAAGAATTTAGAATCAGCTGCACGTGCATGGGTGTATTCAACTAAGCATCCATTTACTGAATATGCAGGTAATATCTATACATCAGCCTCTAAAACTATTGGTGCTGATAAGGTAGTTATTCCAGACGCTCTATTTAAAATTGTGATTGATGATACTTCTAAAAAGTCATATGCTTTCTTAATGAGTAATACATCGGGACTTGATTCAGATTTTACAAAGTATCAAGTAACGGTCGCTGATGTTGAAAAAGTAACAGGTTCAACTTTTCCTGTTCCTGATTCAAAAACAGTTAAGAACCCACTTCTTCCAGTTGATTTAAAAACACTGGCGGACGATAAGAAAAAACAGTGTAAGGAATAAAAATGGCTGACAACATAATCACTTGTTCGGAATGCGAAGCTGAATTTGAAATCATTCATGATACAGTGAATGACCCTGAGTATTGCCCATTCTGCGCTTCAAAACTTACTAAGACAGAGAAGTTTGAAGACGAAGATGAATGGGATGATCAAGATAGGGATCATTTCTAAAACTAAATATGGGGGAATAGGAGTTCCCCCATATGTCTGATTATGAAAATCCATGGCTTTACTATGGTATACCGATACAAGAAGAAATAATAGAAGATTATGTAGGTTTTATCTACATGATAACCAATCTTACAAATCAACGTATGTATATTGGTAAAAAACTTTTCAAATTCTCTAGGACCAAACAGGTCAAGGGTAAACGAAAAAAAGTTAAAATAGCCTCAGATTGGAAAACATATTACGGTTCTAATAAAGAACTACAAGAAGATGTTGAAAAAACAGGCGCTGATAAATTTCAAAGAGTTATATTAAGACTTTGTAAGACAAAGGGCGAATGTAATTACTGGGAAGCTAAACAGCAATTTGAACATAAAGTTTTAGAAAGTGATTTATATTATAATTCATGGATCTCTGTAAAAATTCATAAGGCGCATGTGAAAATTTAATTTGACTTTTTTCTTAAAATAAGGTATAATTGAATTCTCGCCCACGTGGAGAA